GTGGAATTATTATCTCTCAAGGAAATTAAAACTCTATTACAACATTATTCAACTGAAACTAATCTATTGCATAAAGCAGCTTTTTATTTAGCTATTGGTTGTGGACTTAGAAAGAGTGAGATGGGAGCTTTGACTATTGATGATATTGACTTCGAAAATGGTATATTAACAAAAGAAGTTGCAACAAGTATTGATGCAACTTCTTTGAGGAATTATTTAATTAGAATTTGTCCACCTATTCTTTTAATCCAATCTTAAGTCTATAAAACCATTGAAAATACTAGTTTTCTTTAACTAAATAAGCAATTGTTTCCACATGCCATTAGGTATAGGGGGTAATACTATAAAACAAAATAATAGTGATTGCACCCCCGGGGGTATATGCTTAAATTTTATAGAACAACCCTCTTCATAATCTAACAATTTAATTTTTGTAGTCTTAATTATCTAATTGCTCGTTTTTATACATACTTCCTAATGCAAATATTGCAAATAATATCTCTAATACAATCATGGATGTGTTAAAAGATAATCCTATCCACCCCCATGATATCTTAAATATTGGCAAACCTAGGCTAAATAACATAGCACACATCATTATTCTTCCAAATAGCTTTCTCAGATTACTCGCTTTTCTGTCGTTTTTAGGATAGCTCATTTCTAACATATATGCACTTATAAATAGTACTAGGATATCCCCTATCCAAAAGTATTTGCTACTTGTCCAAATTGGGGCATATTTATATAGAACCATACCAAACTCAGCTATTAATGCCAGATAGGCTATATTTCTAACAAATCTAAATATCTTAAACTCTGTTCGAGTATTCATAAGTAGTAATAAACTTATTGTAAATGTAAAATTAGCCACCAACAATGACTCACCGGATATACCAAACCCAATCACCATAAAGAATAATGCTATCACTGGTGCAAAAATGTTTCTTACTGCATCAAATATTCTATATTTATATAAACTCCTTGGCTTATCCTTTCTAACTGTCTTTTGTTGTATCGGCTTAGCTTTTAGGTTATATGATTCAATATATTGTACCTGTGTATTAAATTTTTCTAATCCTTCAGATATAGTTAGATAAGTTTCTTCTGCTGCTTCTGAAATATCTCCATCTTCATCTAAAATAGGAGTATCAATTACTGCCTTTACTGCTCCAGCAAGTGAACGGGTTATGGCAAGTAACTTTTTTTCATCTTCACTAAACTTGTTGAAGTCTGCCCTTTTTGAAATTATTCCTGCTTTCTTACGTGTTACACTGTCCAATAACATTGTGCACCTAGAAAACATCTCATTCAGTTCAAATAGTAATTCTTCAAACATCTCTGCTTTATCTGAAATTCCTACACATATTAACTCTGCTACTCTCATTTTTTCGGCTGCAGCATCTGCTTGTGCATACATTGTCTGTGCTTTTTCAAGATTTTCATCTGCTTTGATACTTGAAGAAATACCCGTAAATAGTACAACCGGTGCTGCAATTGCCGCTAGTGGTGTCATAGCTGCTCCAAATGATAGAGCTGAACCTGCAAGTCCTGTTGCTATACCTACTTCTCCTGCCATCAGTGCTGCACCAGCTGTTCCTAACGTTCCTGTCACAACTGGTAATGATCCACTTGCAGCAAGGGCTATAACTGCACCAGTAGCTGCACCAGCCGCACCACTTGAAAAAGTTGACTGATAGATATCAGACATCTCTTTTATCTGTAAACTCTCTTGCTCATCTATCATAAATTTGGATAATTCATTTAACCCAGATGAATTTCTTATTTCTATATTTTTAACACGTTTAAAAGCTATTAAAAACTGATTCATTGATCCTTCTAAAACATCTTTCTTTGCATATCCTAAATCAAGCAGCGATGCTTCTGTTCGTTTTTGTGCTTGTTCTAGTGAATTCTTTGCATCATCATATAGTTTTCTTGCATCATTAGCAACTCGCTCTGCTTCTTCATTGGTTTCTTTTGCACTTAGATGTCCTCCTACTCCAATTATCCCTGCTGCTGCTGCTAATCCTCCCAGAATAAATGGTACTGGCATAATAATTCCTCCTTAATATTCTACAATATATCAACTGAATCATCAGCTAAATAGTCTTCAAATTCTTTTACTGTTTCATAATAAATATTTCCACCTAATTTTCGGGTTATCTTATTTGTACCTGCTATAACAGCATCTGCATCTCCTGCGTGAAATGCGTTGTGAATCTCTGAAAGTGATTCTGAAAAACAATTTTTATAATCAGCAAAATATTTCTCCATATAACCTTCAAGTTCATCTCTATATGCTCGTGCCTCCCTTGCAACTTGCTCACATTCAGCAGCTATTCTCATACGTTCCTCATGCTCTAGCTGCTTTGTTTTAAGTTTCATGATCAACTCATTATAATACTTACTTGTCATTGTTGAACCTACCAGAGCTCCTACTGCTGCCCCTACAACTGGAATAGGAATTAATGCTTGTCCTACTGCTGCTGAGTAACCAGCAGTAGCAACATTAAGTCCTTTATCTCCTAACTCAATTAGGCATTCTTGAGTCGATATCTCACCATTGCCATAGCGTCTTAATGTGTCACCAGTAACCATAACTGCTGTTATGATATTCCCTGGAACGTCTGATTTAGATAGTGCCTGTAAAAATTGAGATGAAGAAGATGATAAACTATGAGAGATTGTTGTTAATCCACCACCCATTAGATAACCGGTAGCTGCTGCTTTTCCTGTGTCGACAACTGTATCTTCTAGTGCCTCTTCTACACTTTTTTCTCCCTTTATTACAGATGTTATATTTCTTATTCCTGAGATAGTTACAGCCATTGTTCCTGTATTTTGAGCTGCGTTTCTTCCAGCTTGATGCCCTGTCTTAATTATATTCCCAATAGCAGTTTGCCTAACTTGTTTTTTTATTGTAGCTTGTGATTTTTTTCCAGTTTGGATGGCTTTTCTTTTTCCTTCTTCTGAAAGTGTTACTCCTGTTTTTTTGAGGTATTTATCATCTGTTACAAGTTCCTCATTGGTACGACTACGTTTAGCATTATTATATTTTCGTGATACTACCTCTATATTTTCTCTGCTATTTGCAATATCTTTAATATCATCATTGCTTATCCAGGCATTTTTCTTATGATCTTTAAAAATTTTTTCAATTGGTGTTATATGATCACTCTCTGCAACATTTTTCAGGGCACTTTTTCCACCTTTTAATACCGCATCTGACTTGCGGAGATAAAGCTTATCCCCAGTATATGGGTCTATTACTGTTGTACCATCTTTAAATGCTTCCATTTTAGCTACTTGTTTTGCTTTCCCACTATCATATAAATTTCGATTTCCTGTATATTTTTCTGGTTTAGCAAATGTTTTTGATGCTTCATCTATTGATGTTTTAGCAGAATGCGTAGCCGTTATCCCTGTTGCTCCTTTTATCACACTTTTATCTTGTTCATCTCTTTCTGTGTCTTTTGATTTCTTTCTTTTAAAGAAATTAAACATATAATCGTTCCCCCTTACTTTTAATTTACAAACTCTATCCAATATTATTTTTATGTAATCTTACTATACTGAAGGCATTAATCTTGTTTCTGTATCATATAAAATATTAAAAATTAATAATGATAAGTCTATCCTGATTATTTCCTTATAGTGCTGATTTAAATTGTTCACAATATTTACGATTCATTTTATAATATTCTTCCTTTTCTATCTTACTTTTGAAAAGAATTGTGTATACTTTATCTACATTACACATTGTAGGTCTAATTTCATATATATTACACAATCTCAGCTCATCATTAAAATACATACAAACTCCATCTCCTCTGTCTAATGTCGCATAAACTGCTGATTGACCTACTTTCATACAACAACAACCACACTTGTCACATTTAAACACCATTTACTCCTATCTATACTTAAATTATGAATTATATGCTATATTTCTACTTTTTTATCAAAATAAATTATACACAAATTTATTTTTTTGTCTATACTTATATTTAAATTTAAGTATATTATACTTTTTATACTTTTCACTTCTCTATGGCACTTTTATGATAAAAAAGGCATCTAGTAACTTCATTACAAAGCTACTAGATGCCTATATTACATCTCTCTTATCATTTTCTGTATTCTCTCTGAAAGCTTGGTGTTCCTATCCTTCACATTATTATTCTTAACAGAAACATAGACTGCATTTCTATTTCCAACGAGCACAACAACCTTTTTAGCTCTTGTAATCCCGGTGTATAGTAGATTACGCTGCAACATTATAAAATGACTAAAGCTGATCGGCATGATCACTATAGGATATTCGCTTCCCTGCGCTTTATGAATAGTCGTTGCATAGGCCAGTACAAGCTCATCTAACTCTAACACTTCATACTCAATTTCTCTATCATCAAAGTTCACCTTTAATGTCTTTTCTTCAGTATCTATCGCTGTTATGAAACCTACATCACCATTGAATACCTCTTTATCATAGTTATTTCTTACCTGCATAACCTTATCATGCAATCTATATTCTGTCGTACCTCGCTTAAGGCATAGGGTATTTTTATTTAAAGCAGTTTGAAGAACTGTGTTGAGGTGAGCTGCACCTGTTTCAGTACGTTGCATAGGTGTCAGTACTTGAATATCCCGTAGAGGATCTACCTTATAATAAGTCGGTAATCGCTTTGTACATAAGTTAACGATTGTATGGATTACCCCTTCATTGTCTTCTTGCTCCATAAAGAAGAAATTACTGTCTTTCCCACCTCTAAGGTCAGGTTTTTCTCCTTTATTAATTTTATGGGCATTAGTTATGATCCTGCTTCCCATTGCTTGCCTAAAGATACGTTCCAACTTAATAGTAGGCACAACACCTGATGCAATGATATCCCTAAGTACATTACCAGCTCCAACAGAAGGTAACTGATCAATATCCCCTACAATGACAAGAATCATATGATTAGGAATAGCCTTTAAGAGATTGTACATTAAGATAATATCAATCATAGAGGCCTCATCAAGAATCAGTACATCACCCTCAATAGGATTTTCTTCATTCTTCTTATATCCTTCAGGTGGTTTACACTCTAGTAGTCTATGGATCGTCTTGGCTTCCATTCCTGTTGCTTCACTCATCCTTTTAGCTGCTCTACCTGTAGGTGCTGCAAGTACAACCTCCATCCCTGACTCCTTGAAGAGTGTGATGATTCCATGCGTTGTTGTTGTCTTTCCTGTACCTGGACCACCTGTTAGTACCATCACTTTAGATTTTGAAGCTTGCCTAATCGCATTACGTTGAATGTCATCATAGGTCATGTTTTCTTTACCCTCTAATAATGAAATAACCTGTTCACTATCTACCACCTGTTTTTCACGCCCACCAAACATAATCTCCTTGAGGCGCTTCGCTACACCTGCTTCACTAAAATAGAATGGTGGTAGATACACAACATCAGGTTCTTCTTTAATGAGTTCCTTCTCAATTACCAGGTGATCGATGCTCATAACAATCTTGGGTTCTTCTACTTCTAATATTTCAACACACTTAGTAACAAGTTGTTCATATGTTGCATAACAATGCCCCTCTTCTGAGAGCTCACTTAAAGTATAGAAGATACCTGCACGACAGCGTTTGAAGGAGTCTTTCTCTATACCTAGTTTAGCCGCAAGCCCATCTGCTGTTTTAAATCCAATACCATAGATGTCATCTGCCAGCTTATATGGATTTTCCTTTACGACCTCTATACTCTTATCTCCATAGAACTTATAGATCCTACTCCCGAAAGATGTGGATACACCATTGGACTGTAAGAAGATCATAATATTCTTGATCTCTTTTTGATCTTGCCATGCCTTTTTAATCTTTTCTACTCGCTTCTTACCTATCCCCGGTACTTCGATAATACGATCTGGCGCTTCTTCAATAATATCCAGTGTCTGCTCTCCAAAGAGCTGTACAATCTTCTTAGCATAAACCGGACCAATGCCTTTGATTAAACCACTACCTAAATACTTCTCAATACCATATATACTGGCTGGTAGGGCTTCCTCCCACTCCTTAGCATCAAACTGTCTTCCATATTTGGGGTTACTAGACCAGAACCCTTTTATAGTAATAACTGAACCCACATTAACAGTTGCCATGCTTCCTACAACAGTTACAAGGTCCATGTATCCCTTACATTTTATCTTAATAACACTATATCCAGTTTCTTCATTAGCATAGGTAATTCGTTCTACTACACCTCTTAGTCTTTCCATAACCGTTCATCCTCTTATGTACAATTTATAGTGACCTTAGTATACCACAAATTGTAGCAAATATAAAAAGAGCTAACCAAGGAACTCCCCTAATCAGCTCTCCATCGCACACTCTAATTCTGTTCCATCCAAAAAATTTACTATGACCTTTCCTTTATCGATAACCATTACCTTATCCAGCACTTTAAACACCAATTCTTTATCTACCTCTTCAATCCTATCTGCTTCTGCTATTAATTCTATAAATTGCTTTAGCCTATATGCTTTGAGTACATCTACTTCTTGTAGTTCTTCTTTCCACTTCATTAAGCAAGTTTCTTTATTCTCTACCAGTGCATTAAAGGCATTTATAAATACTTCATTTAGCTTTTGTGCATAAATATGACTATTAGTGCACCCTATCTTTCCTTTTTCTTGATACTTTGCCCCACACTGCCATAGTTTTATAGGCTTGCTATTAGAATGCCATGTTTTTCGATAATAGCCTCTTCCACACTCTCCACATATAATACGACCTGCAAAAGCTGTATCCTCTAACCCGTAATCATACTTCTGTAGCTTATGTTTTTCTACATACTGCTTCCTTCTTTCAATTTCTAGCTGCACTGCTTCCCACATTTCATGTTCTATAATAGCTGGATGACTTTCTTGCACATAGTATTGAGTGACTTTTCCTTCATCATTCTTGACTCTTTTTTTAGTTAGAAAGTCCACTGTATAAGTTTTCTGTAACAGTGCATCCCCTTTGTACTTCTCATTTCTAAGTATTTTGTCTATAGTACTTGCATACCATTTAGTGGTTCCTGTAACTCCTTTTACCCTATCACGTTCAAGTTCCTTTGCTATACGCGTTGGCCCTTTCCCATTAAGATACTCTGTATAGATACGTCTCACTATTTTTGCTTGTTGCTTATTGATAATGAGGTTTCCTTCTTCATCTTTGTCATAGCCTAAAAACTTCTTTTCATTAACAGTTACTCTACCTTGTTCAAATCTTCTTCGAACTCCCCATGTTGTATTTTCTGAAATCGAGCGACTTTCATCTTGTGCTAATGAACTAAGAATTGTTAATAGGACTTCCCCCTTAGAATCAAGTGTAAAAATATGTTCTTTTTCAAAGAATATCTCAACTTCTATCTCTTTAAGCTCTCTTACATATTGGAGACAGTCCAAGGTGTTCCTAGCAAACCGGCTTATTGACTTAGTGATAATTAAGTCGATTTTCCCATTCTTGCAATCTTGTATCATCTTGTTGAATTGCTCACGCTTTTTAGTATTTGTTCCCGATATACCTTCATCGGCATAAACTCCTGCAAATTCATAGGCCCTATTGCTCTTGATATGTTCCGTATAGAATTGTACTTGATTTTGATAACTTGACAGCTGTCCATCTTCATCTGTTGATACCCTACAATATGCAGCTACTCTTTTTTTAGGAATCTCTATTGTATTCCCTTCAGTTGCTATCGTCTGCCTTGCTGGTATACAGGTAACGCTTCTCGCCATTCACTACCCACTCCTTTATAACTGTTTCTTCTTCTATATTAAGTGCTGTTATAAGCGCATCATCTATAACTGTTCCTTCACAGACATTTTTTCCTTCTTTTATATACGTGCTACATTGCCATACTATCTTTTGAGAAGGTTTACCGCTGTTCCATGTTCTGCGCTTTAGTTTACTGCCACATTTACTACATATAAGTTTTCCTGATAGCGCATATTTATTTTTCTTTAAGTCTATGCTCCTTCTTCGCCTTTGTAATTCTTTTTGAACCTCTTCCCACCTATCATCCGATATGATAGGTGAATGACTTTCCCTAACAAGATAGGTATTTACATTTCCGTTATTTCTTTTCTTTTTTTTAGTTCTATAGTCAGGGGTATAAGTCTTTTGCAACAAAGCATCTCCTTTATATTTTTCATTTTTTAATATGCCTAGGATTGTCGTGTCATGCCACTTTCCACCTGCTACTGTTGGTACTCCTTCTGCATTCAATAATTTTGCTATAGCATGGCTCCCTTTACCATTCAGGTACTCCTCAAAAATCCTTCTTACGATTTCTGCTTCTTTTTCATTAATAATCAAATCACCATACATATCTTTGTCATATCCCAAAAAACGTTTTGTATTAAGTATCCCTTCTCCTTTTTCAAATCTCTTGCGGATACTCCATTTTACATTTTCACTGACACTTCTACTTTCTTCTTCTGCAAATGCAGAAAGGACAGTAAGCATCAGCTCACCATCCTTTGATAAAGTCCAAATATTCTCATTTTCAAAATATACTTCTACACCAATAGATTTTAACTTTCTGACCTGCTCTAAAACAATAAGTGTGTTTCTAGCAAAGCGTGATACTGATTTAACTAAGATAAGGTCTATCTTTCCTTCTTGGCATTGCTTTAGCATTTCTTGGAAAGCCGGTCTATCTTCTTTAGTTCCTGTTATGCCATGATCTACAAATACATCTACAAACTCATATTCAGGATTTGATTTAATTTTACTCTTAAAATAAGTTATTTGATTTTCTAGCGACTCACCTTGGCTATTACTTAATGAAGATACTCTTGCATAGGCACATACTCTCTTTTTAAGTAAACTATTTTCAGTTTTAGGTTGAATGATTGTTACCTTCATTTAATTAGCTCCTTTCTATCAAATGGTCACTACTATACATCACTCTTTTAGGCCTATAAAGCAAGGTCCTACTTCACCTTTATAATAGGAAGTTTCTCCTGCTTATCATAACCTACTTCAATCTTGTCATCTGCTAGATCACGAAGCTTTACAAAGTTAAAACCATCTATATTGACTGTCTCTACTTCCTTTTCAACGTTATTAAGTATAATCTTAATAGTACTTACAAGTTTCTTATTTGCATCTTGCTTAAGCTGCTCCCAAGCCTCTATATTTTTGACATAGTACCTGGGACAATCCTTGCCTGTTACATCATAATGTCTGATCACATCTCTAAGTGGATTAAGATTGTACCTATTACAAATATCAATAATAAGTGTGATAAGTGCTTGATATGTTACAGGGCTAAACTTACCATTCCAATCTGGATGACAAACCTCTATTCCTATATGATCTTCATTCACTTGACTTGCATGGTAAGCTATCTCATCTTCTGGAACACATGAAATAATTTCTCCTTCCAGCCCCACAATATAGTGTGAACTGGCATATCTATACCTCCCATTACTCATTTTCTGTCCTGATTTTAATCCTTCAAAATAATTACGATTAGCTTCTGCTGTAGAAGCAGCATTACCTACCCAATGAATGACTATTCCCTTAACACATTTTAGTTTGTTTCCCGGTCTTGAATAAGAGTTGATCGTTAAGTATTTTTTTATGATTTGCATAATTTCTATCCCCCTTTAAAGTTCAAATAATATATAGGTACAGAAACCCTTAGATGAATCTACGCTTCTAGTATCACAAATGTAATAATCTTTTCCGTCTAATGTAAGTATTCCACCTTCCGGATAAGTAGGTGACTGTTCTTTAGCCATGGCTAAAATACATTCTCTGCCTCTGAGATGTGTACTGATTACTCTGTTTGTATCAGTACTAGCCATACTACTACTTGAACCATATATCGTCTCAATATACATTTGTACATTTTTTGTTAGTGTAGGCTTATAATTTTCTGGAGTTCCATTTTGAGTAATATCCATCTGAGGATAAACATATCTATTGAGTCTTTTTATACTTAGTCCATAAGCGGCCTTACCTGGTGATATACCACCGGATGTTAACAAGGTATCCTTAAAGGTATTAAAATAACTTCCAGAAGAATTTCCTTTGTAATAGCCATATAGGCCTGGATAGGATAAAGCATAAATACTTCCATCTACATCATAAAGAGGTATATAACCTACATACAATGGAACATTAATAGATGGAGGAGTTGAACTTATATACCATAATAAATAATCAACTCCTGCTAAGAGTGTAATATAAATAATGTTATTCGTTGCACCTACTGATGATGTTGTTTTTAAATCTGTTCCTACATGTATTTCACCTAGTGAAGTACATACCTCTCCAGCTATGACTCTTGCGGCTATTTTATTATAATATCCTGTTCCTGATGAAGGCTTACCTGCTGTATCAGTACTAGATGAGTTATAAAGAACCAATTTAAAAGAAGTATCTGCTGAGTGGGTGAGGATGTAAGTTTTTGCTTCAGGATAAGTTTCAGGTTCGTCTTGATAGTAAAAGGGGCCTTCAGCAGTAAGATTAGGAACTATTTCTTTTATTTTTTCTACAAACTGATCAATTGCATAGGAAGCTTCTGTACTCGTAATAATCATAGATACATATTGGTAGGCCATTTTAAATCCCTTCCTTCTCTTTTTGTATTATAGTAGAAAGGATTATCCCTTCTACTTTTGGAATTTTCTTTTCTATAATAGAAGTCAAATAGTAGTGTACAGGTGGTTCCCAATGAAATTTAGTCTTAATCTCACTAACAGTTATGCCTATAGGCCCAACTTGTGTGTTACCTTCCGCCCCTAAGCCTTTTTCACATAAATAGTACAAGTATAGATCGAGTCGTGACTGTGGTAGAGGTAATTCATCTTTATTACCACCTAAAGCTAAGTAATGTAAATACTCATCTACTCGACTACTTGGCTTAGGCAATTCACCCTCATTTGATAGTAAGTACTGTAAATATTTTTCTATATTACTGGTCGTTTCCACCTGAATCACCTTCATTTCTAAGTTGTTCTAACACATCTCGAAGTTTCTGTGGAATAGGAACACCTATAATTGCCGCATTTTCTATAATACTAATCCCTTCATTAGCAATATAAAAAAAGACAACAGCCGTGCGAATTGCACTCCCATTGCCTATGACTTGATAGTCGATCATATGTCCTGCGCCTACTAAGATGAAGATGAGTATCTTTTTAAAAATTCCCTTAAATCCTACTTCACTCGAAAGTCTTTGTTCTAGAACTGCTACCATTAATCCTGTTAAGTAGTCTAATACAATAAAGGTAATTAAAGCATACATAAAGCCATCCACCCCTCCCAGGAACCATCCTAAAAAACAACCCACTGTAGCAAACATCATCTGAATATTTTCTAGTAACCCTTTCATTATTTCACCCCTTCATTTAATCCAATAATACATGTCTGATAAAGTTCTAGTGCCATGGAGTCTGTTAGATTAGTTCGTTTGGCTTCTATTGAAAAAGAGCTTTTATAACTAAAGGCTTTTGAAATTTCTAATGTTTGAGAATGACTCACCTTAAAGTATTCATAAATATCCCCTTCGTAAATCACTGCACCATCTGCAGTTATTTTCAATATAGCCTCAGGTCGTGTATCTGACCAATCATCCCAGTCTTGTAATTGAAAAGATCCTATAACCACAATACCTGAGTCAGGTACATAATAGACACCGCTACTAAGCACGCTTTCAAAAGTATGCGTATTAAGATAAGCTACACAATGCCCCCAGTCTCCACGATAGTAGTCACAATTCACTACTGTTAAAATCTTACCATCTGGGAGCCCTTCGCCATCAGAGCTTCCTCCAAGGGATAACCCATTTATAAATAGTCCACATAATAATCCATTTTGAAAATCTATATTTGGCATCTTTATATCTCTCCTGGAACCTCAGTATTGTACCAGCCAATACTGATAGATTGATTTGTATTTTTATCGGTTAGACTTAAAATCCTACCTACACTATCCTTAACCCATATAAATTCTTTCTGTAGATTTCCGTAATAAACAACAAACCCATTACTAAAGAAGTCCATACCAGTAACAGGCACCGCTGGTAATTCTATGTTTCCAAAATCAAAAGTAGGTAAACCTTCTATGCCTTTTTCACCTAGCTTAATTTCATGACTTTTACCTATACTTGTAATATACTTAAGAACTAATCCATCTAAATCCTTATAAATAAACCCTTTGCCATTTTGAGTAGAACCAGAGACATCTGTTCCAGCCCCCCATACCATAGAAGGATAAAGCGTATTCCCTAGTGTACTATCAAACTTAAAAGAAGCTTTAACTTGTTCATTTAGCACCTTTCTCACTTTGACTTTAAATTCATCTACTTGTATGTCAGTTAAGTCAGGATAAATACTTTTAGGTGTAGTAAGTGTAAAAAATTGATAAGCTTGAGGATTTTCCTTTATAGCTGTGTAGTAAATTTGCTGTCCATCTTTATTTTTGTAATCTATTACTTCAGTAGGACTTAGTTCCTGAGTTACGTAATCGATACATTCATTCTGTATTCGAATACAATTTCTTATATTTTCTAATGGCGCTGGCTTTCTAATATCTAATGCATCAAAGTTTGTTTCTAAGTATTCAACATTAAGATCTCTTATCCATGCATTTAGAATATGGGCTGTTTTAGCACTAATGACTTCTTTTTCTATTACTTCTACAATAATATCAGGTGCAACATTCTGTACTTCTTGTGTAATAACCTCTTGTATATCAGCAAAGTCTCTTTTACGTTCTCCTAGTTGATAAGTATCTTCTCCAGTTGTTAGACTCTTAGTATACGTCACCACTTTATAATCCAGTTGCTTATTTAGTACAGTGTTATGAATCCTGACTAATTGACATAGTTGTAAATCAAGATTTTTACTTTTAGGTATACTAATACTTAAACTTACTCTTGGGCTATCTACTGTTTGAAGGTAATCTGTTGCTAAAACCGTTAGATCCTCTAATGTTTCTGCTTGAAATTCTTTATAGGCTTCTCTAATAAAATTATAGTCGCTAGCCTTTTTACTTGTTATCGTTCCAGATAAATCACCTTTGCTATTCTGAAAATAAAGCTTTGTAATAACATCTGAAGTATCTGTGTCTTCATTTAACATAGTAAAGTCAAATCCTTTTGTTAATACTGTAGCTGACTGTCCCCACTGGTTTTTCTTGATGCTCATCTTTAATCCTTCATACTTTATCTCTGTTCCTGTTTGTTCTATTAACTTAGTAAGTGCATTTTGGGCATTGGTATTTTTAATCTCAAAATTAAAAGGGCCTATATCCTCACATACTCCTACTGTGAAAATAGTCCCTTCTAAAAGAGTTCTTAAAACATGTTCTAGTGTTGTATCTTGAAGTTTAAGTTCTTTTAGGTACTTGAACATCAGTACCTGTGTTTGAAGAAGCTCAGCTGTAAACTCTGAGACAATCTTTTGATGATCCTTACTTCCTGCACTTACTTGTCCATAGTATAAATTACCTACTTTAAAGATAGTATTGTGATCAATAGTTATTGTCCTACTTTTTAAGTAACTCTTTAGTACAGAGAATGAAAGTGTATAGTAACCATTTCTTTCACCCTGTATATGGCCTTGATTAATAGGAACTTTAGCATATGGAACTTGTAAATCTGTTTTTCTGTAAAGTTCTATCATGTGATCACTCCTATCCTTCGATTTCTATTTTTCTTTAAACTATAAAGATACTCTGCAAAGTATTGGGCATTTTCTTGAGAATTAATGTTCATGTTTTGGATGACAATATCTCCATCTGTAAATTGGTTAGACGTTGTAGAAAGTGTATGATTTGTTATGGATTGGCTGGCTAACTGACTGAGCTCATTAGAAATCTCTAAATGTGGTGCAACCTCCATAGCTTGCGTAATACTTTGCCCCATCTTTTTAGTATCTCTAACCACCTGTGGTATCCCTTTTAAAATCCCTTGACCTATACCATTTTCAACAAAGTCCTTCTGAAACACTCTAATGGCTAACCTTGACGGAGAATGCATATCAAACACACTTGTAATACTCTTCCATACACTCTTAGCCATATTTTTTGCAGCACTAACTACCATGCCTACACCATTACGAATTCCTTTGGCAATACCGGATACAAGATTACCTCCTACTTCTAACCAGTTGGTATTAAGGATAGTATTCCTAATTGCTGCAATAAGCTCCAAAACAGACTGATGAAGCTGAGGTATAGCTTGGATTAACCCTCCTGCAAGTGCACCAACTATTTCAATGGCTGATTGAATCACAATGGGGTAATTATTCATTAAGAAAGTAATCAATCCTACAATAAGCTGTGCTGCTGTATCTACTAATAGAGGAATAGCTGTAATCAATCCATCTGCTAATTTACTTACAATAATAGGTGCCTGTTCTAGCAACTTAGGTAAGGCGTTTAATACACCTTCTACTAATGCCAGAATAATAGCTACAGCAGCTTCAATAAATTGATCAAGATTGTCTAGTATACCCATGACTAATCCAAGAATGCCCTCTACCATAATTGGTATAAGTATTGGTAGCTCCTCTGCTAGAGTAGTTGCCAGCGTACTTACAATTTGAATCATTGCTGTCGCTAACTGAGGTAATGACTCACAAATAAAAGTAGCAAGACTCGTAATAAGTTGTCCTGCTACTTCTGCAATCATTGGGATATTCTCTTGGATAATCGTCATTAATGAACTGATTAAGGTATAAACACCTTCCATTAAAATAGGTAACGCTGTTGGTATTACTTTCGTTAAGGAAGTAAGTAGGCCACTTAAAACATTATTAATGATTGTGACTACCTGAGGCAAACTATTAGCAAGCTTTAGTGTCATATCCTTTAAAAACTTATCTAATGACTGAGTAAAATTTTGTAAGCCTTCATCATTAAAATCTACCTTTAAAGCATTGGCAAATTCATTAAGTACTGGGAGAATGTCATTTCCTAATGGAATAAGTAAGTTTATTTGAAGCAATCTTCCTATACCTTGAATAGCACTACCTAAATCATTGTACTTAATCTTGTTAATCTCTTGTAAAGTGTTGGCTGTCTGACTAAACTCCCCTTCTATAGAGCTTAAGGCTCCGATTGCTTCAACACCTAAATCCTCCCACATAGTACCAAACAGGGCCACACCTACTTGATTTTGTAATACCTGATCATCACAAGATTCAAGAGCAGTAACCACTTGCTTAAATGCTCTTTCTGCTGCACTTCCACCTTCATTAAAGTGCTTTGTAAGCTCTGTAGCATTAAGTCCCAGTTCTGTAAAAGCTCCTAATGTACCATCACTGTTATCTTTTACTCTTATACCAAACTCTTTAATAGCATCCCCTAATTTATCAATGCTAAAAGCTCCAGTTTCTGAACCATTTTCTAGCATGTTAAACATATCTTCAGCATCAAGTCCTAACTGCTGGAAATGTACACTATATTCATTAATTGTATCTAGCAAGTCATCATTAGCATTCAGTCCCTTTTGAGCACCTTGGGCAATAAGTGTATAAGCTTCTTCTGCCGTTACTCCAAATGACTTCATCATCTGATTCACAGCTCGTGTACTTTCTGATACATCAAAATTAAAGCTATCTCTTAAAAGAAGAGCATGAGACGTCGCAAGTTCTAGTTCTTTACCTGTCATATTGGTTTGCTGAACAATGAGGGCCATACTATCGGCAATGTCCTGAAAGTCTTCCCCCATATTATCCGCATAAAGGTTCATCAAACCTTCTTCTAGACCTTTCATTTCTTCAGCAGTTGCACCAGTTTGAACTTGTAAACTGTTGAGAGCACGTTTAGCTTCATCTGCTCCTTTTGTAGCCATAACACCAATACCTACCACTGCACTACTTATACCTACTAAAGCAGTAGCTGTTCCTTTAACAGCCATGCTGCCAATACTTTTAGCAACACTTCCAGCAGATGCCCCTAATTTCTTTAGTTTACCTTCGGATTGATCTGCTTCAACACCTAAATCATTAATTTCTTCCTGTGTTTCTTCAGCTGTTTCCTCTAACTTCCTTAGTTCAATAGCTGTTTTTTCAATCTCACGGTTAAAGGCTCTATATTGAGAAGCATTAATTTTACCTGAAGCAAACTGTTTATTAACCTGGTCCTGTGCATCTTCTAATTGTTTCAATTTGTCAGATGTGTTTTCTGTCTGCGAAGCTAAAAGTTTCATCTTTTGACTGAGTAGCTCTGTATTCCCCGGATCTAGTTTTAATAGACTCTCAATTTCTCTAAGCTCTGACTGTAGGTTTCGGCTTGTTTTATTGACATCATTTAATGCTCTTTCAAGTGGTTTTACATTCCCACCAATTTCAATTACAATACCTTTAATTTTACTTGCCATCTCTCATCACCTCCTTCAATTTGAGCATAAGAAAAGCACCTACTACTTAAGTAAGTGCTCATTTTAGGATATAGGAAAATATGTGGCCGAACTACCTTGTTAGGCGTTAGAATGCATTAAAATCTAGTTGATTAGCTTGTTTTCCATCTTCTTCCTTTATGCCATGTAGCCTATCATAATGATCTATGTAGTCTAAAATCATTCCTATACTCATCACATTAAAATCTGTTAGAAGTAGCCCTCTTTTTATAGCATAGACCATTATCATCTCTGTTGTTACTTCACCCACTATATCCTTAGTTGTATTTTCTACTTTTTTTTAGTTGTTTTCATTAGACCTGTTAACAGCTCCATCACTTCTGGTAGAATTTCTAGAATAGGTAATTCTTCAAATTCATCTAACCATTCTAAAGGAGGCTTAATTTCATAATTGGCTGTTTTAGCCATAACCCAAAGCATATTATAGAATACTTCAAAGTCTAAGTTTTCTAACTGTAATTCTCCTTCTTTATAAACTTTTTCTAACTTAATGAGCTCGGTCAAAAGGTCTTTTCCATATACGTTTCTCCTAAAATAGATTTTATAAATAAAAAGAGGTCCTAGAATGTCTATAATTCTAGCACCCCCTTGTGAAACTACTTAGAGCTTATTGTAGCTCCAATATAGTTTCCAAAACAATACATAATGTATTGACTTCTATTCCTATCAAATTTAAATCCCTGTTCTTCGAACTTTAAAAGTATATATCTATCTACTCTATAAGGGCTCTTTAACTTATTGATGAGGTCTTCACTCATAGTAATCTTATAGTCCTTTAATTCTATTCTATATACTCCTGGTTTGATCATCTTTACACGTACTAATTCATTAAATTCTTTTGATAATGTTTTTGTAACCTCATCAATAAATCTAGTGGCGTCCATATTTTTTGCCATATAACCTCTTAACATTCCTAAAGTATTCATGCAATCACTCCTCAATATAATTTTATAAAACAAAAAAATCCTCTTATACAGAATAAGAAGATACTAGACAATGATTGCATCACCTCCTTATCGATATTTTAGCAGGACCACCTTGCAGTATGCAGGTTGGTATAGGGTCATAGAGCTAAATCTCTACCCTAACTCTTGATAAATGAGTTTACTCATATTAAATTGTTGTTACTTAAATAGTATAACACTTGTGCTATAAAATGTAAATATTATGCATTTATATTTTATAGATAATTATCCAATTTCTTCTGTTTTTTCATATACTGTTTTATACCAGTTATCATAAGTTGCTGTGTCTGTTTCACTAGTAGTTTTAGCCTTGATAATGGTTGTTCCCGGAATACTTCTACAGGTCAAGTTGAGGGTTTCTGACTTAGGTTCAATGGTTTGGCCTTTTGTTAAACTCTCGATATTAGGCCTAGCTGCTTTACAGTAATACATAACATGACGTATAGCTTTGACATCACCTTCAAACTCAAAGAGTAAAGCAAATGGCGCTGGTTGTTTATCATTTTCTTCAAACTGAACCTTCTTACTATCAAGTACTTCTTTTAAAATTTCTACTTTAAAAGTATCTGGGATAAGTGCCATCTCTAATGTCCCATCATAACCATTGTTAGCAATAGTCGTAAAATACTCTGTGTTATCCGCATAGAAAGGCGTACTTTCTCCTACTGGAGATAATACTAGGTTAACTGCACCTGGAACAGGTGTAGGTGTTCCAAAAGTAACATCAATGACACCTTCTGTATTCGTCTCAGTAATACTTGCATAATGAACATTCTTAAGTCCATATTTTATCTTATTACTCATTGTTATCCCTCCTTAAATTTCATATCTAATTTGATACATCTTTTCTGTATCAATATAAGCCTCATACTTTTCATAATATACTTCATGATCTTCTAATAGGACTTCTAATCTAGTCTCTAGTAGTGCATCTTTTTTAGCCGTATACAGTTCTATAGCAAATCGATCTTCTTTATGGTAAACCTTATTATCTGCTGCAAAACTTTCTGTTTCACTTATCATGTACACAAGGTAGGGTGGCTTTTGTTCACTTTTAAAATGATTATAAGCTAATGGTAATTCTATTTGCTTTAACATCTTACATACCTTATCTAATGTCATCAATAGCCCTCCTTAATTCCTGTTCAAATGCATCGATTGCCTTTTGTTCTGCCGGTTCTATATGTTTGATACCTAATACTCTTCCACCACCACGTTTAGCATGACCATGTTCTAGAAGGTGTGTCAGGTAGTATCTTTTATTATGAATGATATACCCGTTGTCTGTTTTCTTTCTGATCCAAGCTTTACTGTACTTATGTGTACGAGTTGGACTTGTAGCTTTCAAGTATTTTACTGTTTCAAGGGTAATTTTATCTGTTGCTTCTTCTAAGGCTTCCTGAATTTCTTGAGTATATTGTGCAAGTGTTTTGGCTATTTCTATATCTAAATCAAACAAGCTCTACACCTTCTTTACAAAGTAATTGTAAATATCTATTCTCCTGGTTAACATTAATAACCGATACAATCTCATAGATTTGATTATTAAATAGCATTCTCATATGATTATAAATCTGTGGCCTGTACCTAATAGTGACCTGAACCATAATATCACTTTTTGTTTGTCTTGCTTTAAAGTACTCCTTGCCTGAAAGTGGTTTAATATCTGCCCATACCTCATAGGCTAGTTGCCAAGTTTCGATCTCTTGTTCTAGGCTATCTTTTTCAACAAGCAGCTGTTCTAACTTGATTCTGTGCTTTAACTCACCGATCATCCTCTCACCAACTTTCCTTTCGGTAGTTAAAGAGTAAACACTTTACAACTTCTAAAATCTCATCTATTGGAACTTGCTCCCTATTCTCGTAAAGCTGCCCTACTATATAGAAAATGGCTTGTTTAACTGTTTCGGGGACCAAGGTTAATTCATCTAGCGCATATCTAAGTATCCCTTCACACATTTCTTCTGCTGCTATGATAAAAGAGGTGATGAGCATATCCTCTTCATCACCATCTACTCGAAGGTAAGTTTTAACTTCTTTTAAAGTAATGACCATCAGCTCATCACCTCCCCATTATTTCATCTGTAATACTTTAATGGCTTCAGGTAAAATGAGTTTACCATCTACCCTTTGAGTAGCTTTAAATCCGACTTGTCCTGTAGCTGCATAAAGCTCATTGAGTCTTTGGAAGCTACGTCCTTGGCGATCTGCAATCCAGTAGTAATTGAAATCTCCAAAGGCTATAACCTTATTACCTGTAGTAATAGCTGGAACATAAGCAGAAGTTTTAACAGGTCTATTTAGGATTCTATCTGGCTCTCCTGCCGTAACGGATGGTTGCCATAAGTATTGACCTGTACTGTCTTTTAACTTACGAATAGCTTTTACAGTCGAATCATTCATCACAAAGACAGCTTTTTTACGGTAGGGGGATTTAAGCGAATAAAATAAATCCATTACTTCATCTAATGTAATAGCTGTTGTACTTGTACTCGTTACTCCCACTTCTGCTCCTCCAGTTGTATGGAAAATACCTGTCGGTTTACCTGTTCCATCTCCAATGAAAAAAGCCTCCTCTTCTTTAGCACCTATTCTTCTTGCAAACTCTTTAGCAATATAGTCTTGTATATTAAAAAAACTATCATTAAGAAGTTCTTCTGAAACCTTAATCATAGTTGCTAATTTGTATGCTCCAATAGAAGTAAGTCCAAAGCTATCATCACTTTCAGGAATTAATCCTTCTTCATCTACCCAAGATGCTGTACCTTTTGTAGCAGATACTGGGATCTTTTTATCTCCTGAAGAGGTGTTAATAATTTTTGCTAAACTTCTAAAGATATTTTCTTCTTGTAAACTTTCAATAAGTGTACGTTCAAACTCATCTGGTGCTAAGTAACCACCTTCACTATCTGTCCCGATCTGTAAAGCATTTTGTAGATCAAAACTATTTTTATTTCTCATAGCATTCCAAAAGGCATTACGATATTCATCAGTTGCACGCCCGGTCTTAACATCACCTTGATACTGAGAAGGTTTATTTGTGAGTGGTGCATTAAGTGGCTTGGACAGCTCTAAATCAAGTGCTGCTTGGCGCTCTAATCGGTCAATCTCTTTACCGAGATTAATAACATCTTCTTCCATACGTTCATAGGTCTGTGTATCTTCTGCGGAAAGTAATCCCTTATCATTTCTTCTACTATCTAAGAAAGCTTTGGTACTCTCCCATAGGTTGGCTCTTTTTTCTCTTAATTCTAATGCTTTACTCATATACAAATACCTCCAATTAATGTTTTAATAGTTCTAATCGTTTTACTAACTGATCATAAGGTATACCTTTATCTTCAGGTGGCTCCTTCTTTGCACGGGGTAGTTTATTCCTCAGCGCATTGGTGACTGTTACCTTATCAAAAATGAACCCTTCATCTGACTGCTCTTGCTCTGGTTCATATAATACTTTGTCTGCAAATCCCAGTTCCACAGCCTTCTTGGCACTGAACCAAGTCTCTGCATCCATCATGTGTGCAAGCTTCACCCGACTTAATCTTGTCTTATGCTCATAAGCATTGATAATGCCTTCTTTGACTTCATTTAACATGGCAATTCCAGATTCTAAATCAGAAGCTTCACCAAAGATTGCTGTTGATGGGTTGTGAATCATCAGCATCCCCGTAGGTGACATGTATACTTCATCTCCTGCCATTGCAATAACGGAAGCAGCACTTGCAGCTATTCCATCTATCTTAACTGTGACTTTGCCTGGATACTCTTTAAGCATATTGTAGATTTGGCTGGCAGCGAACACATCGCCACCTGGACTATTAATCCATACAGCTACATCACCTTTTGAGGCTGTAAGCTCTGCTTTAAATTGCTTAGGTGAAATCTCATCATCAAACCAGCTATCCTGAGCAATATAGCCATCAAAGTAAAGTGTTCTACCTTCCTCATTCTTTACCCAATTCCAGAACTTCCTCATTGTTTTCACCTTCCTTTTTATCTAATGTTTTTGCATAAGCACCTACATCTTCAAGCTTGAGCATGTTACCATTCATGGCATAGATATCACCATGCTCGATGGTATTCATGTCTTCTAACCTTCTCACATCATTAGGACTTAAGAAGCCATTTTGAATACCTGTAGCGTAACCTTGCATTCTAGAGGCATAATCTCCTCTAAGTAATCCATCTACATTGAGTTTGATGAAGTAATCCTTCTTCTCGCTTTCTAGTAGTAAGGCACGTTGCATACTCATCTCTAACCTAACTACCCAAGGGTCCAAGGTGTACTTTACAAACTCTAAGGATTGATTCTCTATATTTGAAAAGGTAGCCCGTTCCAAGTCTCCTATCATGTGAGGTGGGATTCTAAAGATACGTGCTATCTCATTGATTTGGAATTTACGTGTTTCTAAGAACTGTGCTTGATCTGGTGGTATAGTAATTGTTTTAAAAGACATACCTTCTTCCAATACTGCTACCTTATGTGCTTTGTTACTTCCACCATATACAGCATTCCAACTTTCACGAATACGTGCTGGATCTTTTACAATCCCAGGGTGTTCAAGTACACCTCCTGGGTTTGCCCCGTTAGCAAAAAAAGAGGCCCCGTATTCCTCTGTGGCGATGGCCATTCCGATAGCATTTTTAGCCATTGCTATGGGTGAATAACCGATCAATCCATCAAATCCTAATCCTGGAATATGAAGTACCTCTTCTTTTCTTAAGGGATAATCTTGCCCTTCTTTGTTATATAAATAGTAAATTTCACCTTTACTAGTTCTGTCTACAGTCATTTTGTCTGGCATAAGTGGATAAAGAGCCATAACCTTACCTGTTCCATCACGAATAATCTGGGCATATGCATTTCCCCATAATAAAAGATGACTCATCAATGTCTCTCTAAAGACAAAGGAAGTCATCTCTGAATTGGGTTCATTATGCAGCAGATAGTATAAATAATGGTCCTTTGCTTTCTCTTTACCATTGGATGTACTCCGATAAGTGTGTAATGGTAGAGAAGCGATGGCCTCAGCTAAAATTCTAACACAAGCATAAACAGCAGTGGTTTGCATCGCTGTTCTTTCATTAACTGTTTTGCCACTAGTGGTACCTCCAAAGAAAAAAGTGTAAGCACCACTAAGTGAATTGGTTGGTTTATCTCTTGATTTAAATAACTTTGATAGAACTGACATCTCCATAATTATCCTCCTAAAAATGGGTATAAAAAAAGCACCTACTCAACTGTAGATGCATTATTTATAGAATAAAAGAGTAAGACTTTTAGTCGTACTCTTCCCACAAATGGAATATTTGGTTTCAGGCACTACCCTTGCCTTCCTATGGTCTTATATATCTTATGCTATTATAAAAAATTTATTCTATCATATAATTCTTCCCAATCCCTAGGAAGAATATTAAATATATATATATCAAACTTTGCCTTATTAACAATCTTCCTTAGATCTTTTTTTAATTGTTCCCCATCTTCAGCTTTTAATACTTTTTTCATGGCATATATTCTAGAAAACAAATCAGTATTACTTACAAGAATAGCTGAATCATCTGTTTTATCCATCAATACTACTGAAGAGGTTCTTCCTACTAGCTTGTTATGATGTGCACAAACATTCCTTAGATTTCTTATAGCATCTAGCCATGTATCCATTTGTTTAGTAACTTCTTTCCCATAGTTTTTCTTAGAATATCCATATATAAGAACTACTTTTCTTAAATCACCCCGAAGATATGAGTACAATTTTGTTATCGTCCCAAATTCAAAATAGGAAAATGCCGCCCAAGAAGGTATCTTCTTTTTAGCCCTTTTTCCACCTGTTCTATACTCTTTTAACTCTGGGTATTTATGTACATTCCTTCTTAATTGTTTTTCATTTTCACTAATAGTCTTAATAAACTTATCAAAGTATTTTACATTACTAGTTCTTTTAGTACTGTCTTTTTCACTACGAGAAGGTGTATAAGATGTACAATCTAAATAGAACAGTGAATCACCTACTTTCAAAGAAATCGCATTAGATAAGTGACTCTTAAATTGAATCTCAGCTTTTTTACAGTATGAAAAAAGCAACTTTCTTAATTCAGCGTCGAAATCATATACTGCAAAAAGTAAGTCCTGCTTAGGTTTAGTTTTTAAAACACTTGTATATGATAGCAAATACTTTCCATATCTGCTAAGTCTAAAATATCCAGTATAAGTTAGCAGTCTTCTCATTCTTTCTTTCCTAGAAAACACAACGTATTTTTTCATAAATTCAATTTGGTTTTCTATATCAAAAGGCTTATCAAAATCAAGCATACTAAATCCTCCATGATAAAAAAAAAGAATGGTATACCATTCTTAATCCCGCAAATGGAATATTTGGTTTCGGGCATTACCCATGCCTTCCGACGGTGCATACTCATTATAGTATAAACTTTTTTAAAAAACAATATGCTAAATGCATAAAACACATAACTTTTCTATTTATTAGCATTTACTCTTCTTATATATAGTTCCTTAATCATTTCTATAAGATCAATATCCCCCGGCTATCATACACACTTCCACCATCATCCTGATGTCTTATTGCTCTATCAAGCGCCATAATAGTAGCTACTGCACCATCTATCTTCTCTGTGCTTTTCTCTTTATCGGGTTTGATGTTACCTGCTGGGTCGGTTTTAATAAAGATATTGTCCATCATCCACCTTAGAACTGGGTTTCCACCATGGGCTAGTTTCTTTTCCAAAGTAAGCTTCATCAACTCTTTAGAGGGTGGGCTCATATCCTTATAACCTTGACCAAATGGTACCACTGTAAATCCCATGCCTTCTAGGTTCTGAGTCATCTGTATGGCTCCCCAGCGGTCAAAAGCTATTTCTTTGATGTTATATTTGACACCTAGGTCTTCAATAAAAGATTCGATAAAACCGTAATGTACAACGTTCCCTTCTGTGGTTTTAATATACCCTTGTTTTTCCCATGCATCATAAGGTACGTGATCGCGTCTTACACGTAAAGCAAGGTTATCTTCTGGAATCCAGAAAAATGGCATTACCACATACTTATCGTCATCATATCTTGGTGGGAATACTAGTACAAATGCTGTGATGTCTGTTGTGCTAGATAAGTCAAGTCCTCCAAAACACTCTCTTCCTATAAGCTCTTTTGGAGATACACTAAAAGCACACTCATCCCATTTATCCATTTGCATCCATCTTATAGATTGCTTCACCCATTGATTGAGTCTCAGTTGTCTAAAGATATTTTCTTCTGCCAGGTTCTCTTTAGCACTTTGAAAAGCAGCTCTTACTTTTTCTATATCAACTGTATGACCTAGTGAGGGGTTAGCCTTGTACCAATTGCGCTCATCTGTCCAGTCATCATTATCATCTATTCCATAAATGACAGGGTAGAATGTAGGATCAATCTTCCTTCCATCTAGTATGTCTTGAGCCTTTTGATGTACTTCATAACAAATAGAGTTTCTATCATTTCCTGCTGTAGTAATAAGGAAAAAGAGAGGTTGAGTCCTAGCATCTCCTGACCCCTTAGTAAGTACATCATAGAGTTCACGATTCGGCTGGGCATGTAGCTCATCAAATATAACCCCATGTACGTTAAGACCATGTTTCGTGAAAGCTTCCGCTGATAACACTTGATAAAAACTACCTGTAGGTTTATAAACTAACCGTTTAACTGACATAATAGGTTTAATTCGCTTCTTAAGCGCTGGGCACTGCTCTACCATTTCTACAGCTACGTCAAATACAATGGACGCTTGCTGTCTGTCTGCTGCTGCACCATAAACCTCAGCTCCCCATTCATTATCCCCACAAGTAAGTAATAATGCCACTGCTGCTGCAAGCTCACTTTTGCCTTGTTTCTTAGGAATTTCAATATATGCTGTGTTATATTGCCTATAGCCATTATCTTTTACTGTCCCAAAGATATCACGTATGATTTTATCTTGCCAATCTAAAAGATCAAAGTTTACACCTCGCCATTGACCCTTTGTATGTTTAAGGCAGTTAATAAAATTAACCGCATGCTGTGCTTTTGCTTCATCGTACATCACTTCTTACCTCCTGACATCAGCATCATCTCCATTGGATCAACTTCTGATGAGCTACTTTCTACGGATATTCTACTTCGTGAAGAAGGTGTAAGACCAAACTGCTCACAAAATTTATTCATGATCTTCAAATAAGACTGAGCAATGTTAACTTGAGGCACCTGTTGCCAGTAGCCGCTTGGACTTTTAATAATTGTTCCATGTTTGGCGATGAACTCTTCTGCTTCTTTCCACCTTGCATAGGCTTGGCAGTACCCAGCAAAGGCTGCCATATCTACTTCTGTTAAAATACCTAATGCCTCTAGTTCCGTTGCAATTCGCTTCCATTCTTTCTTCGCTTCTTTATCCAACCATGTTGGACATTTGGGTGCCTTCTTTTCTGGTTTAGGTTCTGCATCATTGAGTGCACGTTTTCCTGGATTACCTTCTAATACTTTAAGTGCTGTTGGTTTTGGCTTTCTTCCTGGTGTAGCCATAGGTTCACCTCCTCCCATGATAAAAGAGCCTATATTTCTGTAAGCTCTTGGTTTATTTATCTTTTTCCTGTCATAATAAACTCTGTGTACTCCTTTAGATTATCTTCTAAAAATATAGTCAGTTCGTGATAACCTCTAACATAGGCTTCTACTTGAATATTAGGGATATCAAACATGTTGTACTGACCTGTATCTCTAATGAGTAATATCTGTTCTACAACTTTATCACTAAGCACTTTATTTACCTCTTATACCTTTGTAATTATAGTTACCTTTTTGAATTTCCCCCCTATCTGCCTCTAGTGCCTTATTATATTCTGGTTCTAGTTGTTCCTTATCTTTGCACTTTAAGCAAATGCAGTCGGTATTAAACATACTCATAATTCTTCCGCCATTAAGTGCACCCCCACATCTATCACATGTGCTTTGGGTAAAAAACTTCTCCATCACTTCAACTCCTTAATGCATTCAAGGTGCGCCGTCTTTAAGATCTCTAGGTCAATCCCGTTGTTTGCATAGCCCCTAGCTATGGTCCCAAGGTAATAACTTGTAGGAAGTGCTGGCATGCTTCTGTACCTTTTTGCCATAACATATACCATAGCTTCTTCTACCCTACCATCAGCTTGTACTTCTACAATCTGTTTCCCATATAAGTTTGGATAGCCCTCATATACATCAAGCGCTTCTTCACAAGCCTCTGTAATTTCCCATAGCACTACTGGAACGATTCTGTCGGGGCAATGTTCAATATTGGCTACTCCACGGCTATTGCCCCTAAAGGTAAGTCTATAGTCTTTTACAATACCTGTGCCTACCACTTTAGCTGCTGGGCATCTAAAGCTCATCTGCTCTAAATTCATATTGCTACCGTAGGCAGCATAAAGTTTCTTATTCATTTCATGTACTCCTTTGTATTATGGGAAGGCACTTGGCCCTCCCTATTCTTCACTATTTCACGCTGCATTTCTCCATGCGCTGTTACCAGATAAATTTCCCAGGAAATGGTATCTGCAAGTTTTAAACTCGTCACCGTTTAAGCCAAGTCTTAGCATCCAGCATCTGAAGGTGTACTTCTCGTTATCAGTGTAGGTTCTTCTCGCACTAGCTTTCTTTTGGATTAAGGCTTGATGGCTAAGTGCTAAACAAAATTGGATGTAAGCTTTAATCTTGCCTGCGTGTGTGGTGCTATTGAAAAGTCTAAATTCGATTGTGCCTTTGGTAAACATGCTGTGTAGGTTAAGTCCATGGTATCTACTTTGGTGGTAATGCCTTGTTCGATCCTGTGCTCCATAGCCTTGGTACCAAATGTTTGCTAGCTCATCCAGTGTTTTGGGTTTCTTTTTGTTAATGGTTTGAATGAGTTGTTCATTTAGCTTTTTGCAATACTTTATTCTGTCGTAGTCAATTTGTAATGCTTTGTAAAGTAAATCCTCTTTGCTTGCAACCAAGTTAACTAGGTTCTTTAAGGTGTTTGGTGTATGAGGTGCTGCATCAATGTGAATGTGTATGCCGCAAGTGCTATTTGTTATGGCTCCTGCCTCTCTAAGCTCTCTTATAATTTCTTGCAAAGGTTCGATATCTTTGTAGGTTAGTATTGGGCTTACGAGTTCAACTCTGTACTCTGTATTTGCGAAAAGTCTTGTCTTATCATACATCTTTTGTGCTTCAATGCTTGAGTCTGAAACAATCTTCCATGTTCGACCTTCTGGATCTAGTATGTGGTAGGCGTCGTAGCTTCCTCCCATATGGACTAAACTTTCAGTCCATAACTCTTTAGCAACAACCTCTGCTGCCTCAGCTCTTGTAAGACCTGTCATTTCGATTTCAATTCCAAATCTTTGTGTTCTCATTTGTGCTTCCCTTTCATTTGTGTATTCCCTTCCGGGTAGTACACATGTTACCGTAGCTGTGCTTTTAGTTGTAGACGCTGACTACACAAGAAATACAGGAATTAATTGTGCTTACTACACAAAGAAAGGAGCTATCTCGAAAGGACTTTTGCTAATCCCTTAAGTGCTCCTGTCACATCTCCACAAATCATTTGGCCTTTAATTGTCTTGTATTGCTGCTTGGAAAGTGTATGCCGGTTAGCTTTTAAAAACTTAAGCGCCTGTTGCTTGGTCATGAGCTTTCACCGCCTCTTCATAAGTAAGCTTTTGCCCATCTCTTAACAAGTACACCTCTCCATCTGAGCCAGCTTGGTCTTTAAATCGTTTAACGATAACATCAGCGTATTTTTCATCCAGTTCAATGGTGTGGCAAATACGCCCTGTCTGTTCACAAGCAATGAGTGTGGAGCCGCTACCACCAAATGGGTCCAGTACAATACAATTGCTCATACTACTATTTTGTATAGGGTAAGCAACAAGTGCTATTGGCTTTGTTGTTGGATGAAGTTCACTTTTCGTTGGTCGATCAAAGTTCCACACAGTTGTTTCTTTACGCCCAGCGTACCATCTATGCTTACCTGACTTCTTCCATCCATAAAGCACAGGCTCATGCTTCCACTGGTACGGGCTTCTTCCAAGTACTAATGATTGCTTGACCCACTGGCAAACACCTGATAAATAAAAGCCGGCATCTAAGAAAGCTTTTCTAAAGATATGCCCTTTCGTATCCGCATGAAAAACATAGATTGAACCATCATCAGATAAGTTTGCCTCCATGTTCTTAAATGCCTTCAACAAAAACTCCTCAAATTCTGCATCTGCTAGTGCATCATTTTTTATGTTACCTGCTTTTCCCTCATATGCGACTCCGTACGGTGGATCCGTTACTATAAGATTTGCCTTTTGGCCATCCATGAGTAGTTCATAAACAGAAGCCTCTGTACTATCTCCACAGATTAAGCGATGTCTTCCTAGTAACCACACATCACCTTGTTTAGTAATAGGATTTTCTGTAAGCGCATCCTCCACATCAAAGTTGTCTTCCTGAACTTCTCCTTCATTTAATTTACTAAAGAGCTCATCAATCTCTGGTGGTTCAAAACCTGTAAGGGCCACGTCAAAGTCTACTTCTTGCAAATCTTTAATCAGCTCTGCTAGTAATGCTTCGTTCCATGAACCAGTTACTTTGTTAAGTGCTACGTTTAATGCTTTCTCTTTGGTCTTATCAACTTCTACAACCACACAGTCTACTTCTGTGTAGCCTAAGTGTTTTAAAACCTTTAAGCGCTGGTGCCCACCAATGATGGTCATATCTTTATTCACAATGATAGGTTCAACATACCCAAACTCATTGATACTGTTTTTTATCTTTTCATATTCCTTATCCCCGGGCTTTAGATCTTTCCTTGGGTTGTATGTTGCCGGTATGAGTACATCTACTTCTAATTTTTTAAACTCCACTTTCAATCCTCCCAAAATCTATGTTTGATATAACAGCTATGGCTGCAATATTTTCTGTTCTTATTGCCATACACACTAAACTCCTTGCCGCAATACGAACATGTATACTTGTAAATGGCCTTCTCATTTTTATTACGCATTTCTTGGTGCTCTACCCACCACTTTCTTCTGCAGGGGGCAGAGCAGAATTTACGCGTCCGCCCCTTTGCCTTATGCTTGAGTGGCTTCTCACAATGTAAACATACTACATTTTTTTGCTTTTTTACCTGCATATTGAGTGCAACAACAGTTGCATTACCTGTAAGTTCATAGCGCTTACAAAACCCTCTTACAGCATCTCTTGAAAGTCCAAGAATGTTAGCTATTGCCTTATATCCCAAGCCTTCTAGCCTCAGCTCTTTTATTTTTTTCTTCTGTTCTTCTGTCATCTACATCTTCCTCCCTTCTTAAACTTTTACGCATTAAAAAAGCAACCACAATGCCTTGTAGTTGCTTGATTTGCGACTTTTATTATGCGATTTTTTAGTACCCCACCCTTTTAATTATGCGAAAATCCACACGAAGGGGGGCGGCGGTCTTGAGCATCAAGAGTTGTAGAGATTTTGATGGCCCTACCCCATGCTGTTTTTAATATTTATACTCTTGATGCCTATCCTCAGTCATGGTCTTCTTGTCATGACACCTCTTGCACAGTGGCTGCCAGTTACTCTTATCCCAAAACAGCTTGTTGTCTCCTCGATGCGGTGTGATATGGTCAACTACTGTAGCCTGAGTCAACTTCCCTTGCTCTTGACACCTTATACACAATGGGTGCTCTTGTAGGAACAGCTTTCTCGCTTTGACCCACCTTCTGTTATAGCCACGTTGTGCTGCTGATGTGCGTTCATGTTGGTGCCTGTGTCTTTGACAAAATCTATCTGCAGTAAGCTCTGGACAATAAAGATGCTTACATGGTTTTAAAGGTTTACTTGGCACTAGACCACCTCCTAAAAATGGACATTAAAAAAGCCCTGGATTTTATTCCTTGGGCTTTTGGGTGCACTTGTACACTATAATTATATGTTTTTACGTTCGTCATATTCGTCATTTCTTAAATTAATTTTTTAAAAAAGCTTATGGATTAATCTTCACAGGCTTTTGGATACACTTGTACACTATAATTATATGCTTTTCAGTTCGTCATATTCGTCATTTTTAAAAATTGGTTGTGTTTTCTTCTTGGATATTGCTCATCTTTTTTCCCGATACTAAAAGCTACTTGCTGCCAACTTAGGCCATTGATATACCTAAGCGATAGAATCATTCGTATCTCACTATCTTCTATGCCTTGGATGTATCTATTTAACCGGTTCAGCTCATAGAAGCATTTCTTGATGTTGAGGTCAAGTAAACTTTTTAGATCTGATATCTCTGCTACATATTTGCCTAGTTTATCCACAACACCTGGTACGCTAGGCATACCTGTGATTGGCTTTGCCATGGATAAAGCTTTTGCTTCTAGTTCTGCTATACGATTTTGTAATTCTTCAATTTCTCGGTTAAGATAATAAAGCTGTGATAGTTCTTGTTTAGTCATTGCTTCACCCCCTAATTACTTGCAATCATATTTGTCTGTAATATAAGCCTGTGTATGATTATCTAATTGAGCAATACGCCTTCTTGTTTTCTCCTGTTCTTTCTTGAGCTGTGCCTTTGTCTTATAAAAACTACACCCCTCGCACACTTTATATTTTAGTGCTGTACACTTACCTCTCTTTATTGCAAAACAATTTTTCATTGCTATTCCCCTTTCAAATCATCGCTTTAACTGCTTGTAATAACCCCTGTTGCCCTTTATCTTTTGTTTGTAATACTTCCATCACATGCTCATCCACTGTACCTTCCGCTACCAAGTGATGAATAATTACGTTGTTTTTTTGCCCCTGTCTATACAGTCTTGCATTAGCTTGTTGGTAGAGTTCCAGACTCCAAGTAAGTCCATACCAAATGATAATGTTACCACCTGCTTGAAGATTAAGACCATGACCAACACTTGCTGGATGTGCAAGTAGTAGCTGTATTTTCCCTTCGTTCCAGTCTTTGATATCTTGGCTTGTTTTAAGTGTTCGTGGATTTTTAAATGCGCTCATTAGGCACTCGTAGTCATGTTTGAAGTTGTAAAACACCAGTAAGGGTTGACCTGTATCAACTAACTCACTTAGTGCTTCTAACTTTGCTTCATGAATCTTGTGTACTTCTCCCTCATCGTCATAAATCTGACCGTTTGCCATTTGTAGGAGCTTACCGACTACAACACCCGCTGTTGCAGCAGTAATGTCTGTACCTTGTAGCTCTAAGAGTTGTTCTTTTTCAAACTCTTTATATTGCTTCATTACCTTTTCAGGTAACTTGACCTTAATAATATTGTCTATGCGCTCAGGTAGTTCCAAGTAATCATCGGCTGATAAGCTAATACAGATATCACCTATCTGCTTATGGATATCCTCATCTGCAAAAGGTTTTAGCTTGTAGGTATACACGATGTGCTGATTACGTTTATCTGGCAAGAAGTACTTCTCCCTGTAGCTGGTCAAAGTTTTACCTAGCCTTTCACCTCGATCCAGTAAATAGAGCTGTGGCCATAAATCCAATAAACTATTAGGTGCTGGGGTTCCAGTAAGTCCTACAATACGTTTGATGTAGGGTAATACCTTCTTGAGATCTTTAAATCGTTTCGACTTGGGTGACTTGAAGCTACTTAGCTCGTCTACCACTACCATGTCGAAGGGCCAACGTGCTTTGTATCTTTCAACCAGCCAGGATACATTCTCCCGATTGATTACGTAGATATCTGCTTTAGCACCCAATGCTTTTATTCTCTCATCTTGTGTTCCTAGCACCTTAGCTACTTTCAACTCACTTAGATGCTCCCACTTATCTACTTCATCCGTCCAAGTGGTATCGGCTACTCTCAGGGGTGCTATGACTAAGACTTTACTCACCTCGAAGTAATCAAAGAGTAGCTCTAATACTGCTGTCAGAGTTGACACGGTCTTACCCATTCCCATATCCATAAAGAGTCCCACTGCTGGTAGTTCTATAATCTTATCAATGGCATACTCCTGGTAACTATGTGGTTTGAAGTGCATTACCTATCACCTCATCTACTCTTTCATAGCTATCTGCTACATATACCTTAAACCCAAGTCCCCTTAGTTGTTGCATACGTTTAAGCTGTATCTTCCTTGGACTCTCTCCAGGCGCTTTAAGCTCCACAAAGACACATCTACCATATGGTAAAAGTACTAATCTATCTGGAATACCTATTAGGGATGTGAGCTTAATACTCATTCCCCCAAGACTTCTAACTTTCTTGGTGAGGTACTCCTCTATCTGCTTTTCTAACATTGTCCACAACTCCTCCATTTTTCATCCACTACTCTAGCCCTTGATCCATAAGCTATAAGCTATGGACTTATAAGTATATAAATATATAAGATATATTCTTTTATATAAAAAGAAAAATTTTCTTTTTTATTTTAAAACTAAAAATTACTCCTATATATAAAGAAGTTTAACCTGTCCATTACGTCCATATTTTATTAAAACCCTTTATACTCAAAGGCTTAAAGTGGACTATTTTTTAATTATCTATGGACTGTTTGGACTCTTATATTTTTGTCCATTCCAATCCAAAACCTGTCCAATCCATTGATTCACAAAGGCTTAAGGTTTGTATAGTACGTGCCATTACTTCTTTTCGTGTAGATACCTTGCTTCTTAGCTCTATCTGCAATATTTTTCTTCTTGATAGGATTTATGTCATTGGCATTACACCACGTCTCATACTCTTTATCTAACTTAGACTTTAAGACACGGTCTGCTTGATCAGTTGTTACGAGGTAATGCTCCTTGATGAACCAATACAAGCTATCGCTTTTACTTCTATATTCCTGAACTGCTTCCTCACAAACTATGCTTGGTGTGAATGTTAAGTCATTTGCTTTCAATCTAGTGAGGCCCTCTAAAGCCCATAAGATAATCCCTTCTATCTCCTTTTCAAATGCCTCTTGAATGTGTTTATTACGCTTTTCTTTAGGGATAACCTGCCTACACGGTATGATAAGAAAGCGTTCAAAGACGTGATCTCCTTTATCCCCTTTGAAGTAAGGGAGATCATTACAGGTAAAGGTAAGCGTCCCTCTGAAGTTATACGTAAAAGCTTGTTTTCCCTTCATTTCACAACTTACCGGCCCTGATCCTGTTACCTGTTTGAAATTAGTGATATCTTCAATCACTGCATCAGTTTGATCATCAATGATAATTGCTTTTGAGCCATATAAACTTCCAAGCCCAAATGTCTTATCCATTTTCTGAATAGGTGTGCTACATACTTTATCACTTCCTAGGATCTTAACTAGAAGCTTGTTAAACTGAGTTTTACCTGTATTCCCTATTTCACTTACAAGCACAAGACATTTTTTAGCTTTCGTTCCGTCTACATTAGAAATAACTAGACCAACCCACTCTTGTAGAATAGCTACCAGCTCCGGATCCTCATTACTTAGCGAGTTGATAAAGCTTATCCATGTTCTGGGTTCCTTGGCTTCAGGATTGTAATCAATCTGTAGTTGTATGGTTGATAAGATATCACTCCTATGAGGTTCAAGCTGTTTTGTGTTAATGTTGTATAATCCATTTTTGAAGTTGATATAATCTTCATTCTGATCTAAGTCTTCAAATCGAATACTGGTTGTATCAGTTAATAAGTGTTTATAAACTTCTTCCCATATTCTTGGTGTACAGAACTCATCCGGGAGCAGTTGTTTAATTTTACCTTTAAACTCATTGCTACCTACCCATTTATAAACACCATTCTCATACCAATATAAGAATTCACTATCTTGCCCCTGCTTCCTTACAATCATATAGTGGCTGTGCTCCCTTACAAACTTTGCAAAGAGACGAATGTCTAGGCATTTAACCCCTTTAGCATTGTAGTAGATAGCACTTTCAACACCTTCTTGCTCATCACCAAACGCCTCTACAAGTTCTTGTTTGACTTTGTCATCATTACTTGCAAAAGCTAACATCTCTTTCATAGAAGGTGGTGTTTTTGCTACACTTCCTTCATCCATTTCCCCAAAGAGATGAATACGTACAAGATCAAAACTATTATGACTTCCACCTTGTGCTGGATCCGTTGAGTGATAGGAATAGAGATAGGCATCATTATAAACAATGGCTCCACCTGATGTTGAACCACCTATATAGGTATAGCGATTAGGTCCAAGCTCTGTGCATGGTTCATACACATGACTTAGAAACTTATCAATTGCTTCACTAATGGTATAGGTTTTACAGAAGTCACCAATAATTCCTTCTTTCTGTGTTGGGTCACCTAAGATCTTTAAGTCATGCTTAATGAGCTTCTTTACACGGGATGACTTGGGCCACTGGCTACAATCTTTCCAATTCTCATAGGTTGCAAGGAGCTTATCTGGATCAATAGACTCACCACTCATGTGCTTACAAAAGAATGCGCCTTCCTTACTCACCGTAGGCCAATACATAAGCCTTGTAGGTTCATAGGTAGTGTCATCAAAAAGGTCTATGCCTATCTCTTCTGCAAGCTTTCTTGCGACTGCTTCATATTCCTCTTCTGTAACGGGTCTTACAAGAGGAAAGATGAGTCTATACCTTGGTGTCTCTATGCTGTGTTTATGTGTGGTATGGATGCAGCAGGTGTAATTAAAAAGTAGTTTGAATTCTTCCCAAAAGTCTGCTGTACCATAGTCCATGTCCAAGCACAGAAGTTGCCTGTGCTGAACATGTCCTTTCCTGCGACTACCATCCTTCAACTTGCCTCCTACAAAACCACCTCTATCTTTAATAGCATCTTGCTTGTTTTTTGGCATTTTCATGTATTCCGTATATGTTTCTTCTGTAACAATAGGTTTACTAAGTTTTGCAATAAGTTCTTCCCATGTTACCTGTTTAGGTTTCCACTGTGTTGACTTTCTACTTCTTGCAACTGAAATATCCACCTGTATTCCCCCTATCTAAACTTACATCTAAGGCTTCATTAACACGTTTGATATCTTCTTCTCTTAAGTGGTCTAGCTTCTTGTCAATCAACTCTTTAGGTACAGTAGCAATCTGCTCAAGTAGTAGCATACTTGGCTTCCATAAGTTATAGCCTTCCAATACTACATGTGTTGGAATATCCAGGCGTTTAAGCTTACTCGTAATAAAAGCTACGATAGTTGTGTTAGAAAAGGTATTACCTTTATCGTTTTGAAGGACCACTGCTGGTCTTCCAAAGTTCTGCATACTACCAATCCCTCGTCCCCAATCTCTTACATATACAATGTCATATTTTCTCATTACGCCACCCCATACTTCACTGACATCTCTTTAATGATTGCAATATACACTTCTCTTAGTCTTACATCTGCTGCAATCACATCTAATTTTGTAATCTTATCAGCCTTTGAGCGACTACCCGTTTCTTCAAGCACCTTGCGTTTCATATTAATTTGTCTAATGCCTAACTTTGACTTTGCACGACTATCTAAAATTTCATAGCTTTCTTTTCTAACTGCCTTGATATTTTCATAACCACCTAGCTTCATAGCTATCTTATTAATAAGGTTAGTGGTTTCTACACGCCATGCCGCCGGATCTAAGACAATAGCATCTCTGATGCCTTGCAATTCACCTTCTAGCTTTTTCTGACCTAATTCCATGTTAGCCATTGCCTGGAAGAGCTGATTGAACGCTTGTAAGTGTGGACTAAGTTGTGCAGTATTGAGTTTTAACTTCTTCTCACACTCAATGAAATATTGTCTTACTTGCTTGCCTTTTTCTGTTCTCTGAATCATAGCAATTTCTTTTGCCATATCAAGCTTGATGGCATGATCCGTACTTGGTCTACCGCCTCGAGAGTTTTCGTCATTTTTGACGATAACTTCCGCAAAGTCTTGATCTTCAACAAATCCGTATTCTACCATCCGTGAGAACCACTTTGCATACTCTGTTCCTATCTCTAAAACTTTGTGTAGCTCTCTTCCGCTTACAATTGCTTCTTGCCCAGCATTTACATCTATTTTAATTAATTCCATGTTTTGTCCCCCTTCTTTTTTCTGATTTCAAATCGGTTAATCTTTCTTATAAAACTTCGTTTGATAAGTATCCCCTCTAAGGGGTAACCCTGGTACCCAATCTATGTCCCTACTCATCATTTCTGTAATATCTGCCATTGCATCTTTATCTGTATCAATAACCACTTCATCATGTACGTGAATGACTATACTATAACCTGCTTGATCTAATCGCTTCATGGCTTCTGCTAGACAATCTCTTGCTATGGCCTGTGTAATGTTCTCTACAAGCTTTGCACCATAAGTCCTAAGCTTGGTCCACTTCTTACTTTGTTGGTCTATACCCATGTAAGTAATTTCATTGTCTTCTAGTGCTACTTCTGCATAAGCTAAACGTCTACCACTTGGTAAGGCAATGAAAAGTGTTCCTTGCTCTAATTCTGCACTAACACCTTTTGCAATCGCCACTTGCCACCCTGTATCCAGGGCATCTTTGACTGCTTTTTCCGTGTCATACCAGAGCCGTACAATGTTTGGGTTAGCCTGTCTCCAAGCGTGTACGATATCACTTAACTCTTCTTCTACTAGCCCCATCTTTAAAGCACCCATAGAAGTAAGCGCTCCAACACTCCCGCCATAGCCACATGCCAATGTAGCTAATTTACCTTTTTGTCTTAGTTCATACTCCGGCTGACCTTTTACAATCTTCTCGATTGGCACGTTAAACATTCTACTGGCTGTATGCTCATATAACTTCCCATCACCTTGAAACGTCTCTAACACCCACTGCTCATTTGCTAACCATGCTACTACACGTGCTTCAATAGCTGAGAAGTCGGAAATAATAAAATTATGCTGTGCAACAATGGCTGTACGTACGAGCTGTGAAAAAATAAAAGGGGTTTCACCAAAGAGCATCTCTAGTGTTTCAAAATCTCCTTCTTTTACAAGCTCCCTAGCAAGTTCGATATCAGGCACCTTATTCTGAGGAAGATTATGCACTTGCAGCAGCCTTCCTGCCCATCGACCTGATCGATTAGCACCATAAAACTGTAGGGTTCCTCTCACTCTATTGTCTTGGCATAGCGCACGTTTCATAGCCTCAAACTTCTTTGTTGACGTTTTACTCATAGCTTTTCTAAGTTGTAACACACGGTTGACATCTTCTGTTGTGGTTTCTAATAGCTCCTCTACTTTTGCCTTAGTTAGTCCTGTAGGATTAATACCCTGATCCCTTAACCAGTTCTTCAGCTGTGCCACACTATTAGGATTCGTTAATCCAGTGAGTGCTTTCGCTTCTTCCATTAACTTTTCTTGATAGATTTGGTCATAACCTATAATGTTGTCTACAAGCTGTGTATCTATCAAGATTCCACCATCATTTATCTTCTGATCTAATTCCCATAGTTCTTGCTCTGACTGTGGCACTGGAAAGATACTTAGCCTTTCTTTTATCGCTCTCTCAGCTACTACATCTTGTTTACAGTAGTCCTTAAAGAGCTGCCACTTCTCTAGGTCATGCGCTGGTAGGTTCCTTGTTCGTTGTCCGTTCTTAGCATTTGGCTTACAAGGTATAGAGAAGTATTGTATAAGCGCTCTTCCTGTCTTACTCTTTGTTTCTTCTTCACCTAATCCCAATGCCTCGCATACACCTTTTAAGTTTCCAGGTAATCCAAGCATTAAAGCATGTACAGCTGTACATCGCCATTGATTGGGTGGCATGGATTTACCTAAATACCTTGCTAAACACGTCCGTTCAAAGTTAGCATTATATGCTGTCTTTATCACATCATCCGAAATTAATGCTTCAAGTAACACACAAGGCACATCTTCACCTTGGGCTAAATCAATTACTTGTACTTCTTCATCATCAAATCCATAGGCCAATAGCAGTATAGTAAAATCCGGTGCCTCGCTATAGGCATAAACACCGGATTCTGTTAAGCTCACACTACTATAGGTCTCAATATCTATAGAAAGTGTTCTCATATTCACCTCTAGTCTAAAAAGTCATCTTCATCGTCATCATCAAAAGCACTAGCCGTAATACGACCACCACCTAGAGGCTCACCATCATAGAGCTTCTGAACCCCAAGTAGCCCACATGCTATCCCTTTATTACCTGGTGCAGCATAAGCGTAAAAGTTTATGACTGCTTTGCCATAGCAACCACTATAGACTTCAGATAAATCCATTACCTCTTGTTTATCATAATCTAGTACAAGAGGTCTTGTTTTTGCTGTAGCATTGATAAAGTAATGCCCAGCATAAACTGCATCATCTGGTCTTTCCTCATCACCATCTTTTAGAGGTGTTCTAAGGTTTGAAGGCATCTTACCTCCCCACTTGTCTTTAACAGCTGCTTGTTTGACTTCTTCAAGTACCGCTTTAATCTCTCCAAGTGTCTTTTTATCTGTCTTTGGAATAAGGATGCTCATACTAAACTTTGGCTCTTGCCCCTCTACTACTGCCCTTGGCTTATCTAACACCACATAACTCATACGAATCTTACCTGTTGTTACTTGATTTCCTTTACGTGCCATAATTAAATCCCCCTTGATTCACATTTATCGTTATAATATAAAACTGGTTTTTGAAGCTTTATTGCTCGTTCTATTTCTCTAGCCATACCTTCTGATATTTTTTCACCAAACACCCATACTTCATCACACCTATCTAGTAGCTGTAACCCTAGATAAATTCCTGCTTCTCGTTCTTCTACATCATTGTCATCTAAAAATTGTGTAAATATGGTATGTGGCGCTAATGGAATTACTTCTTGCCTTGCTGCAAACCAACAGTAGCGGTTTGCTCTTTGAATATTTGTTTCTATATCACCTCTAAGAGGTGAACAGATATACACCATCTTCACCTTCAAGCCCCCTTTTCATACTGCTTGTAGAGTTCATTGCTAATTTGTTTAATTAATCGGCTCACATAAGCTTGACTAATATTAAGCCTCTCTCCAATAATCGCTTGTTTTACACCTAGTAGATGTAGCCTTAATGCTTCTTGCTCTCTAGCTGGTAGTTCCTTTGTTAGTTCTAGTATTTTCTGGGTTATTACTTTATCTAACACATCTTCTTCAATACATTCACCTGAACTTATTTGATCTTCCAATGTGATGTCTGTATTATCATCGATTGCTATAATCACAGTTTCTAGAGAGATACATCTTGTATGTTTTTGCAGGTTACGATTAAACATTAATATTTCATTAACCATTAACCTACTGAAATAAGTAAGCCATTTAGATGTGCTAGGATCGTAGGATTTAATAGCTTTCATAAATGCTAGATTACAACATCCAATAAAGTCATCCTTTTCTATAGGTAAGTTTAGAAACCGATTTATGAACTTATACATAAACGGTACATTTTGGCTATACAAAGTGTCGTAGTCTCCAAGTATGAATAACTCTTCATTTGTCATTGCTTTCCCACCTTTAAAATGCGTCTTTAATAAACTGAAACTCTGGTCTTTTATCTTCCTTTGGTGTCAACATCGGCTTACCTTGTGGCTTTATAACCTGATCTGATAGCAGCTCTTTAAATTGTTTTTTACCAAGAGCTTTCTCCATGGCTGTGATACTTAGTAGATTCTTCTCGTAAATAAGCGCTTCATCATAGCCCGCCGCTTTAAGCACCTTGACTACTTCTAAGGTGTCCTTATACCTACGTGTACTACGACCTTCTACAAGCTTCCAACCTTTAAACTTAACGTCCTTTTCTGTAGCCTGCTTATAAGCATAATCTGCAATGTCTTTAGCCCACTCAACAAATGGTCCTACCTTAGTTAAAAGCTCTGCGACCTCATCATTGCTAAAGGTTTCTGGGGATTGCAGTTCATACTTCATTAGGTCTAGCTGTTGAGCAGCTCTAGCCTTACAAACATGCTTGGCCCTACAGAACCTACAGGTCTCTTCTCCTGGTGCAAACTCACCTTCTCCATTGTAAGCAAGTAGTGCTCTAGGTTTAACATAGGTATCTCCCCATTCAATTAGATCTTCTATAACAAGTTCTGAAGTTGAGATATGATCTAGTCGTGGTTGAATAATGGTCATCTTGACTTGTCCGATATCATAGAGCATAGCGTACTCATTAAAGGCTCCAAGTGCATATAACTTAAGCTGTGGGTTATCTTCTGCTGAAACCTTAACTCCTCTTCCATACTTCAAATCTGTGATATGCATGATGTTATCCGCAATAATAACCACATCACTTGTACCGAAACCCTCTGGAACCCATTTAGAAAAGTCCACTCGTTGCTCTAGCATGATCATTGCATCAGAACAACTTGACTTTGCTTCTGCATAAAGCTCCATGACTGCTTCCATATAAGTCGTAGTAGCTTCTTCCATCTCTTCATTGTAATACGTACTATGCTCTTTTTTGAATTCCTCTAGCTGCTTTTTATACTGCGCCTTCGTTAGTTCACCTAGTGCTAATCTTAGCTTTAATTCAGCGAGAGCGTGTGCTACTGTGCCTTCTTCTGCGTATGAGCTTGTCTCCTCTATAAACTCTTCTTCAAGACGTATAGAGGGGTGACATAGCAACCACCGCTTTGCACCACTTGCACTAAGTTTGGCATGATCCATTACAGCTCACCAGCCTTCTTCATAATATCTGTGTAGTGTTCTTCTGGTAGATCAGTTAGCTTACTAACACCATAGCTTTTAATAAGCTCATTAACTTCTGCACGCTTTCCTGCTCTTGAAAGTTCAGTTAGCTTTGCTCTTACTGCTTCAAGTGTGTATTTATGTGCTTCTTTTACTGGATCTTCTACAAACTCATCTAATGTCATTGGCTTTACTTCTGCCTGCTTGTCTACTGTAAGTGCATTCTTTATAGCAGTTAACACTTCCAATAACTCTTTATCTGCTTTAACTTCTACTGTAATATTCATTTTTCAAAGTCCCCCTTTGTATTTACACCTAACCTATTTAGGTGTTATACTATTTGCGAATTAATTTACTTAAGCGCCCTTATTCTGATTGCCGTCAGTTGGGTGCTTTTTTGTTCATATAAGTTCTTCTGGTTGAACGTTTTGTTCTTGGATTGAGCAAAAAAATAACTCATCTACTGTTATTCCGAACAAATCTGCCATCCTTTTAGCTAGATTAAACCCAGGCCTTCTAGCTCCACGTTCTATCATAGAAACATAGTCTTGATGTATTCCCAACTGATCTGCTAGCTCTTGCTTTTTCATGTTAGCCTTTGTTCGGTAATATTTCAGGTTATTCATTATTCACCATCTCCTTCCCGATTATTTTGTACTACATTTTTAATTCTAGTGAATAAATTGTTCTTAGTCAATACTTTTTCGAACAATTTATTTTATATTATTGCAAATTTCGAACAATATGTTATAATTCTTTATAAGAGGTGATAGAACATGGCATTCGGTGATAGATTAAAATCACTACGATTAGAAAAGGGTATCTCCCAAAGAGAGCTAGGGGATTTAATTGGTATCTCCGATAGGGTTGTGGGATATTATGAAGCAAATGATAGGTTTCCCAAAGATGAGTTAATATTAAAAAAGATTGCTGATTATTTTAATGTTTCAATGGATGATTTATTAGATAGAGATAATAATGTAAAAAAATTACCTTATGAAAAATTTATGGATACAGTAAAAGTACATTTTATGGGGGCTTCACCTGAAGATCAGGCAGCTATTTTTAATGATATAACAGAAATATATTTTGAGAGTAAGCAAATTAATAAAGAGAAATTTAATCCTTATAAGAATAAAGATAATAAGAATAACCTCTAAATACATACTTCAAATACATTTTCCTATTCATTTAAAAGATTAAATAGCATAGAACAATCCAAACTTACACCAGTTCACCAATGAAATATACATAGTTCATAAAAGGAACATGTCTCACATTATATGTGATGGAAGTATGATACTGATCTACAGGGGGAATTTTCTAAATGAATATAGCATTACGTGTAAAAAATTTAATTAAACGACATGAGACACGCGACCCATTTAGAATTGCAAAGGATTTAGGGATTATTATCAAATACAGGCCTTATACAGAAACTAAAGGCTATTTTTTGAAAGTAAATACCAACAAGTTTATTATAATCAATTCAAACTTAAGTGATTTAGAAAAACTGTTGGTATGCAGCCACGAGCTTGGACATGCTATTTTACATTCCAATAATAAATATGCTCTAACCTATGAAAAGGGGCTAGCAATGGTTCAGGATTTTACACTATTTCCTGTTAACTCAATTTATGAAAATCAAGCTAATAAATTTGCTGCCGAGCTTCTTATGGATTCAGAGTTTTTTGACAGTATATTTTCCAAACATACTGACTTAGATCCCAAGATTTATGAAGCTTTAATGAGATTAAGACATACTAGAATTTAATTACATAACAGAAAAGCAGGTCATTACTAACAGTTTATACTATCCGTTGCTATGACCTGCTTTTTATTTACTTTTTATTATTCTTAAATACATTTATTAAACTTATATTGTTCTGCTTTATGTTAACTCTCTCATGCGTCTCATACTTATCTTCTGCTATTGTACGCTGAAGATGTGGTTTGTTATCAAAAGTAGCAAAAATAAAGATAGTATATAGGAATAACCAGGCAATACCATTTTCTAACGTACTTATTGGATTTATTCTAATAGCTATTACAAAAAATGCTGTTACCCCACAAAAAGCTAATATATTAGCCTTTATCCATGCACCTACTATAAATAATAGCTCTTTTATACATTAACAACTCTAATAAATGTTCTCATATCAATCACCCATTTAAGTATTTTACTAAACTGCTCCTCTAATGGATAATTTTATACATTTCCTTATAGCTTACCCTTATTGATCTTCAACAATAACTTAGCTGCTTCATGTAGCTCTGGGTTAACCCCTTCTACTTTTTTTGCTTTAATCACATCCGATATGTCCGTAGATTTATACGCCTCACCATTCTTCCTACAACCTGTAGCATTTACTTCTTTTAAAACAGCTTCTACCTTGCCTATTTGTAAATACCTTTTGCAGATAAGCTCTTCTAATCCTGTTTCTGGTGTGGCTCCTAATACTGCAAGGCCTTGTGCCTTTTCTAACTTTTCCAGTATAACTTGTACTTTTTCCAGCTCTTTCTGGTATTTTATGATTGCTTCTTTAATATTCAT